TTGGCAAATCTACAGAGGTCGCATGGATCATCCTGTGGGCCATGTCCACCCGGCCTCATCTCAATGGCGTCATTACCGCCAACACGACTAATCAGCTCAACACTAAAACGTGGCGCGAGCTTGCACTGTGGCACAAGCGAGCATGTAACGGTCACTGGTTCAAATGGACTGCAACAAAATTTTTCCATCGAGAACATCCAGAGACATGGTTCTGCGCTGCCACGCCGAACACTGAACACAACTCTGAGGCGTTTGCTGGATTGCATGGACAGCATGTCCTGATCATCTACGACGAAGCGTCCGCGATACCTGACAAGATTTGGGAGGTATCCGAGGGGGCCATGACGGATCCGCGGGCCATGTGGTTTGCCTACGGCAACCCGACCAAGAACACCGGCAAGTTCCGCAACGCGTTTAAGAACGATGCCAGGTGGACGACGCACCAGATCGACTCACGCGATTGCAAAATGACCAACAAGAAAGAGATCGCCGGTCAGATCGCGGAATATGGAGAGGACAGTGATTTCATTCGAGTACGAGTCAAAGGCCAGTTCCCGCGAGCTGGCAGCATGCAGTTTGTTTCATCCGAGGTTTGCGACACTTGTATGCTTTGGGATGCGCCTTTTGAGAGTTTCTTCCAGCTACCTATCATACTTGGCGTCGATGTGGCGCGTTTCGGTGAAGACAAGAGCGTCATTGCGGTCCGACAAGGACGCAAGGTAATTACACTGATCCGCTATCGTGATATGGACACGATGGCGCTGGCTGCGAAGGTCGTTAATGCGATCAAGGAATACGGCCCGGCCGCGACGTTCGTTGATGGAGTTGGAATCGGAGCTGGCGTCGTTGATCGACTCCGCATGCTCGGACACGACATTATCGAAGTGAACGCCGGCAACAAACCTGACGACGATTCGACGTATTACAACAAGCGCATTGAAATGTGGGACCGGATGCGAATTCAGATGGTCGAAGGCATGGACATTCCCAATGATGCGGACCTTCGAAACTCTCTGATCGGTATCGAGTACGGTTTCAACGATAAAGAGCAGATGCGGCTTGAGCGCAAACAGGACATGAAAAAGCGCGGCCTAGACTCGCCCGACGATGGTGATGCAATCGCATACACCTACGCCGAGATCATTGGCGACATGACCAAGAACTATTTCGAGCCGGAGGATATGTTCGAACCGGAGGCGGTCAATGCCTAAAGGCACCAAAGTTCATCGGTGTTTCGAGAAGTTGAAGGCCAAAGGCGCGAGTGCCGGCAAGGCCGCACGGATCTGTCAGGCGTCAACCGGACAAGCTCTGGCGACTGGCAAGCCGCCGAAGGGCAAGCCGTGGAAACGGAAGAAAGAGAAATGAGGATCCTGACGCAACAGGGTACTGGCCGGCACATGGATGAAGTCACCGAGGACTTCAACACCATCGAAGTCTATGACGATCAGGAAACCCGGTTAGCCAAGATCGAAATGTGGATGGCGAAAAAGATCGGCACTGCAGTTTCCGCGAAATACCGCAACCGGCAATGGAAGATCCAGATCAATCTCGAAGGGCAAATGCTGGTCGTCGCCTGTGATTCGATTTCGAACTACAAGGGCTATCACATTCACATGATCGGACGTAATATCCACGAACTCGGAGAGCTGGCGGTCAAAGCGGCCGGTGAAATACTCGAGCGACATAATTTAGCGCGCAGCAAATACTTCAACCCCGAGAAGTTTGAAGATTTGAAGCGTGATTATCTTGACAACGTGATTGCGGCCGACAGCGCAGCGGAGCCAATCTGATGCCATCAGACCAAAATCAAGGCAATTACAACCCGGAATATATGGAAACTGCGCCAGCGGAGAATCGTCGCGGCGAACGCAATTTCGAGTTTGAAGAAGATCCCGCGCAACCAACGTCGCCATCAGCCCCACCCCGCCCTCAAGATCGCTCGGATCCCTACACCAGATTGCCACAGGATCTACCACCAGGTGAAACCCCGTCAAGTTCGAGTGCTGGCTCCCGGGAAATGATGAACAGCGGCGAGAGCAAAATGGCCGGCGACAATGCCGAGGGTGAGACTGCATCATTCTCAACTTCTGATGGCTGGCTGATCTCGAAAGCACATGAGATCTACACCACATCGACTGATTATCTCGATGCGAACATCACGAATATTTGGGAGCGCAACCTCGCGCATTTCAATAACGAGCACGCACCGCAGACGAAGTTTAGGACGCAAAATTTCAAACGATCCAAAGTTTTTCGTCCTAAAACTCGGGCTATGACTAAAGCGCACGAAGCTGCGCTCACTACGGCAATGTTTTCAACCGCTGATGTGGTGGACATTCAACCGGAAGACGAAGTAGATCCGAAACAAATTGCGTCGGCTTCGGTCAACAAGGAAATCCTACAATATCGACTTGATCGGAAAATGCCCTGGTATCAGACCGTTGTCGGCGCGTTTCAATCAACAAAGGTCTATGGCCTGACGATCTCATTCCAGTATTGGGATTATCACGAAGACACCGATGTGGTCCCGGCCATTGGCGTCGATGGTTCGTTGCTGCAGGATGAAGAAGGCTTCGCACTCGGCTACGAGCAGAACATCGTGCGCAAGGATGAGCTGGTCTGCGATCTGATCGCGCCTGAGAATTTCAGGTTCGATCCGATGTGCGACTGGCGGGATCCCGCTCGATCTTCGCCGTACCTTCTCTACATGATGCCGGTCTATGCGATCGACGCATTGGAGAACATGGAGAAGGTCGATCCGAAGACCGGCCAGCCGGTCTGGCGCAAGTACGCCCTGGGCGACATTCTCGCGACCCGTCGCAAGAACTACGACCGGACGCGTCAGGCGCGTGAGGGCCGCGAGCGGATCGACCCGGCTGATGAGCAGCATGGCAGCGCGTACACGATGCTGTGGGCGCACATGAACATCGTCAATATCAATGGCGAGGACATGCTGTACTGGACGATGGGAACGGAACTCCTGCTCACCGATCCCGTAAAGTTAGTCGAAGCCTTCCCGCATCTACAGCGCGGTGAGCGGCCGTTTACGGTTGGCTTCTCGACCATTGAAGCATTCAGGAATTACCCGGCCGGCGACGTTGAACTGTCGGGCGGGCTGCAGGAAGAAATCAACATTGTTGCGAATCAGCGCCTCGATAACGTCAAGCTGGTACTGAACAAACGCTACTACATTAAACGAGGCAGTCAGGTGGATCTCGATGCGCTGATTCGCAATGTCCCGGGCGGTGGCGTGATGATGAACGATCCTGAAAAGGACGTTCAGACCGTCGATACTCGCGACGTAACCGGATCGTCTTATCAGGAGCAGGACCGTTTGTCTGTCGAACTCGATGAGCTGGTCGGATCCTTCTCGCAAACGTCGGTCCAGTCCAACAAGAATCTGAACGAAACGGTTGGCGGCATCGAGGCCATGCAATCCGGTGCCGGCGCTGTGCAGGATTACGGTCTGCGGATCTTCTTCGAGACATGGGCTGAACCGACCCTGCGCCAGCTCGTTCGCCTGATCCAGTATTACGAGACTGATCAGGTCATTTTGACGCTGGCGACTAAGAAGGCCGAACTCTGGCAACGATTTGGCATTGACAAGGTGACTGACGATCTGCTCCGGCAAGAGCTGACTGTGCGGGTCAACGTGGGCATGGGCAATACCGATCCGCAGCGCCGGGTTGAAAAACTCATGTTCGCTGTGAAGAATGCTGCCGGTCTGCCGAAGATGGCCGAACGCATGAAGTCCGAAGATATTGCCGATGAAATTTTCGGTACTCTCGGATACAAAAATGCGGCTCGGTTCTTCCGCAACGATCAGGAACAGGAGGTGTACTCGAAGGAAAATCCAGAGCAGCCGCCACCTGAAATCCTACTGCAGCAAGAAGAACTCAAGATGCACACGGCCGACAACGAGGCACGGCATCAGCGCGAAGTGATGAAGCTCGAAATGGAAGCTCAGACACGCTTTGCCAAAATGGCGCTCGATAGAAACATCAAGTTCGACACGATGATGGCGCAGCTCGGGCTGCAAGAGAAGAAAGAGCAAAACGCATTCGTAATTGCCCGAGGAAAAGATAGAACAGCACGACAAGGTAAGGCACTCGATAATATAACGGCACAACGAAGCAAGGTAGCCGATAACGTAGTCAAAATCAGAGAAATGCAATTACGCCGGGATACCGGAGCAGGAATTTAGGAGAACAAAATGGCTGATCGTTTTTTAATCATTACCAAAGTCAAGGTGATCGACGTACCGGCAAGTCCGGGGCCACCGCCAGTAGCCGAAGTTTCGCATCTGGAAGTTAATCAGGCTTACGTCGAAGATGCGGCAACACAAGTCGCTATCAATCTGGAATTGCCTGTGCCGAATATGGACGCGTATCGCCTGAGTTTTAACGGACCGGATCTGAACGCGTCGATTCAACCAGTGACTATCAAAGGTGGTGCGCGAGCGCCGGGTACTGGCCGGGAAATTGTTGAGATCGAAGCTGGCGGCAATACCGTTGGTTCGGCAGAAGTGGAGGTTTGACATGCCAAGAATTGCAACAGGTGGTAGGTGGAGAGATCGTCAAACTGGCGGTGGTCTTTGGGCGGATCGTCAAACTGGCGGTATTCCGGGCGGTAGCCCGGGTCGTGGCGGCGGTGGCGGTCCTCCCCCGGCTCCGACTGGTGGCGGCGGTGGCGGTGTTGCTGGCGGGCCGGGTCGCGGTCCCGGTGGTCGTGGTAGTCCTCGTCCAGTTCCGACTGGCGGTGGTGGCGGTGTTCCGGGCGGTGGTCCGGGTCGTCCGGGCGGTCCTCGTAGCGGTGGTGGTCGTGGCGGTGGCGGTGGCGGTCCTCGTCCAGGTGGTCGTGGCGGTGGTCGTCCAGGTGGAGGCTACTGATGGCTGAGAAATTACCAACGGGTCGTACAGGCGAAAGTGTTGCTGTTTCACCGAAGCGATTAAGCGCAAGGAAAGAAAGGGTTATTGAATACTTTGGTGATTCTCGAACTGCTGCGGAAAAGCTCGCTCAGTCCGGGCCGATCCATCCGATTGCTGGTCGCAAGAAAGCGCCGGTTGTCGAAGTCGGTATGCTTGGACCCATACCCGGCAAGAAGGAACAGCCGAAAGGTAAGGCTGGCTCGAAGAACGTCAAGGCAGGCAAGATCACAGGGAAGGGTCATTACGGAAAGCAAAAGAGACCCCTTAACCCGGATTATTAGGAGATCAACATGGCAATCAAACTCAACCTCGGCAGAAGTGGTGGACGGACGCAATCGCAATCAATGATGCCTGGACGATATGCTCCGGGGTATTCGCCACCGATATTTGACGCTATACCGATGGCGAAAATGACTAAAGCCGAAGCGCGTCGTGCGCGAAAGAAAGCGAAGGCTGATCAAAGAACAGCGATTGAAGCCGGTCAAATGAGAACGGCGAACGAACTCGGAAAACGGCAAAAGGATTTGAAAAAGCTATACGCATAGGAGAATGAAATGGCTGACCCGACACAGCTGGAAGGAATTGATTTTGTAAACGATCAGGAACGGCAGTATTTTGCAGAAGCCGTTATCGGGGAAGAAGTCAGGCAATTTTTGGTTTCTTCCGTTGGCAAATTTTTACATGGGTGTGCGAAGGCTGAATACGATAATTGTCGAGACGAAATGTTCGATCTCGATCCGTACACGCCAGAAGGAAAACGCGAATACATGCGATTGAAAGCAAACGCTTGGGCAGCATCACACTTTATGGAGTGGTGCGTCGAAGCAGTACAAAACGGCAATAATGCTGCAACACAGTTGGAACATTATCGGGAAAACTTAGGAGAATGAAATGAACACAGCTACCCAACAGGGCGCGCCACGCGATTACGTCACAAACGCGCCTTCGAATAAGCCACCGAATCCAGACCTCGCTATCAACGAAGTCATTGTCAAAGAAAGTCCACGCGATATCTCAATTGCTGCAATGGCAGATCGTCAGGAAGCAGCTCGCGTGAAAGATCTGAACGAAGCCATTGCGGCCGATCCGGGGTTGGCGGCGAATCAAGCCCAGATCGAGAATCAAATCGACGCCGCGAATAAAGCGGCTATCGCGGCCGGTGAGTTACCAGCGCCGGTCAAAGAAACTACTGACGGAGCTGCATCAGTTCAACCGATGCACGCGCCGCCAGCCGCATCAAAACCGGATGCGCTGTCAGCCGAGCTGGCCGCTGATCCGCTATCTGAGTACATCGTCATGCAGGATGGAAAGCCAATGTTTTCCACCAAAGTGAACGGACAGCCTCGGCTTATCCCACTCGAAGATGCACGGCGAGAACTGCAGATAGGAACCGCTGCAGCCATACGAATGAACGAAGCTACACGTTATTCGCAGCAAGTTGAGCAACGTGCGCAACAGGTGTCGGCAAGTGAAGCCGCCCTGGCAAAG